TTGTTGGCTTCATGTTCTGCCCCAGAATCACAAAGTTTCGAGCACCCGTGAACGGTGCCAACACCAAGGGCACCCCCTCGCACTTAGCCACAGCCCAGTCAAGGGCGTGTCCTGTTAACTCACTTGTTTTCATTTGCTTTCTCCTAAGTAATGGGGACAGTTTGTCCCCGTTGATAAAAACTATGATTGCTCGAACAGCCCGCTGTATGTGCGTGGCACTGGGTCTGTGGGTAGCATACGGTCGATGCGCCGCAACGCTTCTTCTAGGTGGGCGACTTTGGCTAGGCGTTGCTCTGTGGGATTAAGTTCGGCGTCTAGCTTGGCTACGCCTAGTTCCTTCTCTGTGCGCTTGCGTAGCTTGGCTTTTAGTTGTTCGTGTGTGGCTACTTTGACTGTGCGGACAAAGGGTTCTTTTTGCTTGGCTCTGGCTTTGTATGGGATTTCCGAAAACAAGTCCATCACACGTTGTATAAACTTAGGCTTCACCCAATCAACCCAATGGATGCCGCCGTTCGGTATGTCTCGGTCTTTCGCCACGCGTGCGGGCGTCAGGTGCATCCGCTTGTAACCTTCGAATTCATCGAGCAAGCGGTCGAGGACTAGCTTGTACCCTTCAAAGGCATCCACTCGGTGCACTTCTTGGGTTTGGATTGCGTAGTTGAGGGATGCCCTAACGCTTTCTCGTTCTCGATTCAGCGTCTGGATGATGGGCCGCCACTCACTGGCGACTGACTTGCGCTGTGCGTTGTAAGATTTTACGAGTGCTTGTTGTTCACGCACTGTGGTTTTTATCTCTTCGCGAATCAGCGGAGGCAGGTTGCGCTTCATCAAATGGTTGTGAAGCTCGTTGTAGCTCATGTGCATGAGGTGTGCGTATTTGAAAGACATGGGGTCACTCCTGTTAAAAACTGTCCTAGATTATACGAGTTTTTAAGGTACTGTCCCGTGATTTCCGGGGTGGTGCACAATCCGGTACGGTCGTTTCTCCTCTGGCGCATGGTGTTTTGTCCCTACTATCTATCTTTTTTGGAAACACTAAACGGCCAGCCAGTTTTTTCCCCAAAGCAACCGGCGAGCGGCGGCTGGGCGGCGGGCTTGCATGAAGATACTTACTACTAACTAATAATATATTATATAGATAGATAGTAGGACAGAAATTTGAGTGCGCTAGGATTGGCGCGGGGTTCGGGCCGTCTCGCCTCGTGTCCGAGTGCGGAAATCTGGGACGGTCGAAAATCTTGAGATTATACGTTGTTTTCATACAACACTATTGAATGGGGACAAGTTGTCCCCGTTGTTTGATGTAGACCTTGACTTTGTGCCTGATGTTTCCGTAGGTGTGAACGTAGACTAGAACACGGCGTTCGCCTGTGGGGGTTTGGATTGTGCCGACTTCGTGTTTGTACCACTGGGTCTGTGTGTTGTTGATGTAGTCATGGCGTTTCATTTGCGTTCTCCTCTGGGTTGGTTGATTCGTTGTGCGTACCAGTCACGAAGCTGGCGTAGTTGTGCGAGTGCGAGTTCCTTCGGGAGGGGGTGCTCGATGGGTAAGGGTAGCTGTGTCATGGTAAGCCTCAAGCGGTGAGTTCGAGCCACTCATCGTATTCCTCCGCGCCAGCGATAACGGCTAGCCGGTCTATCCACGATTTGAGTTTGATGTCGGGCTGTGTGTCAGAGACAACGAGGAACATTCCGTAGAGGAACAGGTGCATTTCGCGGGCTTCTTGTTCGGCAGTGGTTTTCATGGGGATTCTCCTAAAAAGTTTGGATTGACAAAGAATGAAACAGCGGCGAGACCACGCTCGCCGCAAACATCGGGGACAACGTGTCCCCAATCACTTGACCAAAGCGGCCAGAACCTTGCGAGCAGTCGCCGCCTGTGCATTGAGGGTTTCACCTTCAAAGATTGCCAAGAACGCTTCAGCGGCCTTCAGTTGTGCCTTGGTAGGCTTGAATGTGTCCGCCTCACGCTTAGCACTCACCTCACCTGCAATCGCGACAACAAGACGCCCCAGAGCTTTCCGGCACGCCTCATAGTTGGCGTGTGTCTTATCGAGCACCATCGAACCCTTCGCCTTGCCTTCGCCCGCAATGAGTGGCACGCTGTATTTCTTATACGATGCAACATCGGCAAGGATTGCCAATCGAATGGCATCCCGTGATTTGCCAGCGTACTGGGTACGCAAAGCATCGATGCCTTCACCGTATTTGAAAGCGGCGTCAATAACTGAATGAATAGTAGAACGTGACATGATAAATACTCCTGTATATAAAAGGTTAAACGCCAATCAATATCGATTGACAATTTGAATTATCCGGCACCCCCTGTTTGATGCGTATATTCGATTCTGAATGGGGACATTTTGTCCCCGATTTTCCCGATTTTTCGGCTATTCTGACCCCACCGTACCCCCACACCCCTCTTTTTGGGTTACTGACCCGCTCGACTATGAACACTGTTTCACTCCCGCACTCACCATATTTGTAAATCGCTTTACAAACTCCCCACAAACACCCACCCCCATATTAAATAAATAGGCCCATCCAAAATTTTTTATAAAAATTTAGAAAATCACGGGCATAAAAAAACCCCCGGGGTTAGCCGGGGGTTAAGGAGAGTCCAACCTCTCAAGGAGAAGCAAATGCGTTTGCAACGGCTTTTGGCCAACGGCCAAAATCTCAACTGCTTGCACACCAGCTCAAACATAGTGTACATTACGCGCAACGAGGCTGCAATGGTCTACGCATATGTTAGAGCACTTAATTGATTTTGAACCCGAAGTGGGGATGCCCACATCGTTCACGCCGCTTGACAAAGCTGGCGTGGCTGAAACTGTTGACGCTAAAGTTAGCACAACAGAATGGTTGAAAAGCATTGGGGCTGTAGATCAAGAAGAAGTAATCTCCCGCGCCCAAACAGAAGCTGCGCGGAAATCTTTTGGCAGTATCGTTGGCGCTAAACCAGAAGAAGTATCCCGTTCAGCACTCGCTGAGATCAAAACACCCAAGGCAGTTCAGCATTTAGTTGGGATGCTGACCGCATATGACTGGGAGTTTGTGCATCAAGCGCAAGCGATTCGTGGGTATTGTGTCGCCCAACTGGTAGAAGAAACCAAGAACCCCAGCGCCAACGTCCGGCTTAAAGCTTTGGGACTGCTGGGTAAAGTAACTGAGGTGGCACTGTTCACCGACAAGATTGAGGTCAAGCAAGCGGAAATGTCCGACGCTGAGATCGAGCAACGCATCAAAGACAAGTTGAATAAGTTCATGCAAGTCGTAGACGTTATTGACGTTTCAGCCAAAGAAGAATCCGATGGATCTTGAAAAGTTTACTTCTATAAGCGCGCGGGAAATTGAGGCCATTAAGCTGGCACTCCCAACGCTGACGACTAAAGAGAAGATCGAACTGCTCGAAGATTTGGACGTGCGCGAGAAACGCGCAACACTGGCTGCAGCTAAAACAAACATGCTTGGGTTTGCCCAAGCGGTATACCCCGGGTTTAAGATTGGGCCACACCACAGAAAACTGGCTAAAATCTTTACGGATGTGATTGAGGGCAAAAAGAAGCGCGTCATCATCAACATCGCGCCTCGGATGGGTAAGTCCGAGTTCAGCTCTTATTTGTTCCCGGCCTACTTCTTGGGTAAGTATCCTGAGAAGAAGATCATCATGGGAACCCATACGGCCAGCTTGTCGGAAGACTTTGGTCGTCGCATTCGTAACTTGATCGACTCGGAGGAGTACCGTGAAATATTCCCTAACACACTTGTTGCTGACGACCAGAAAGCTGCTGGGAAGTGGTCCACCGCCGCGGGTGGACAGTACTACGCCGCTGGCGTTGGCGGCGCTTTGGCAGGCCGGGGTGCCGATCTTTTCGTCATTGATGATCCGCATTCAGAACAAGATGTCAAAATAAATAGTCACTTGGCGTTCGATACGGCGTGGTCTTGGTTCCAGACCGGCCCACAGCAGCGCTTGATGCCGGGCGGTGCGATCATTGTCATCATGACGCGCTGGAGTAAGCTTGACCTAACAGGTCGGCTGATCGACTACCAGACCAAGAACCCGGAAGCTGACCAGTGGGAGATCGTGGAGCTGCCAGCGATCTTGAACGAAGACACGGACAATGAGAAGTCGCTCTGGCCCGAGCAGTGGCCGCTCGAGCAACTCAAAGCCAAGAAGGCCAACATGGAGCCTCAGTACTGGAACGCCCAGTACATGCAAAATCCCATATCCAACGCGGCGGCGATCATTAGCCGTAAGCTGTGGAGAATCTGGCCCGAGGATGACCCGCCAGTGTGTGACTACGTCATCCAGTCTTGGGATACGGCGTTTGAGACTAAGACGCACTCCGACTATTCGGCGTGCACAACTTGGGGCGTCTTCTACAACGAGGAAGAAAAGAACGTAGCGCAGATCATCTTGCTCGATGCGTTCAAAGACCGGATGGGGTTTCCTGAACTCAAGCGCATGGCGCTGAAACACTACAAGGCATGGGAGCCAGATGCGTTTATTATTGAAAAGAAAGCCGCGGGCGCTCCGCTCTTACAGGAGCTTCGTGCTATGGGCATCCCCGCGCAAGAGACAAATCCGAGTCGTGGAAACGATAAGATCGCTCGGGTTAATGCCATTGCCGACCTCTTTGCATCCGGAATGGTATGGGCACCAGACACACGCTGGGCCAAAGAAGTGATTGAAGAAGTTGCATCGTTCCCCAACGGCGAAAACGATGACTATGTGGATACGACATCTCAGGCCCTCATGCGCTTTAGGCAAGGCGGTTTTATTCAGTTAGACTCCGACGAGCGCGATGAGCCCGCTATCTTTCGCCGTCGCACACACGCATACTACTAAGGACACTCATGGCTACTAATTTTGACAAAGCGCTGTATCAGTCCCCGGCAACAATGGCGGCTGGCATGACTGAGGGCGAAGAACCCATCGACGTTCAGCTGGAAAGCGACGAAGAAGAGGGCGACGACACTAACGAAGAACCCGAAGAATCAGCGGAGTTCACGGCCAACTTGGCCGACGAGATTGATGAGTCGGTGCTTCAGTCTCTGGGCATGGAGCTCTCAAGCGACATTGACAACGATCGTCAGTCACGCAAAGAGTGGGAGAAGACCTACGTCATGGGTTTGAAACTCATGGGCTTGCAGTACGAAGAACGTACTGAGCCTTGGATGGGCGCGTCGGGTGTGTTCCACCCGATGATTACGGAAGCTGTTGTCAGGTTCCAGTCAGAAACAATTACGGAGATGTTCCCGGCCCAAGGGCCGGTGCGCACAACCATCTGGGGCAAAGAAACGCCTGAGAAGAAGCAAGCTGCGACGAACGTCGAAGAGGACATGAACTACGAGCTGGTTGAGAAGATGCCAGAGTTCCGCCCCGAGATGGAGCGCATGTTGTGGAGCTTGCCCGCTGCTGGATCGGCGTTCAAGAAGGTGTACAAGGATCCGAGTCTGGGACGCCAAGTGTCGATGTTTATTCCGGCAGAAGACGTGATCCTGCCCTACGGCACGACCGACCAACGCATGGCTCCCCGTGTGACGCACCAGATGCGCATGCACAAGAACGACATTTTGAAACTGATCGCCACTGGGTTCTACCGCGACGTAGACCTGCCTGACCCGAGCAAACAGTCTGACGAGATTCAAAAAGCCAAAGACCAAGAGACTGGGTTCAACGACATCAACGACGACCGCTACACCCTGTATGAGTCGCTCGTTGACTTGGATCTGGACGGCTACAACGATGTGGATGAGAACAACGACGAGACCGGCATCGCATTGCCCTACGTCGTCACGGTTATTAAAGGTACAGGCACAGTCCTGTCGGTTCGTCGTAACTGGAGAGAAAATGACCCGCTCAAGCTCAAGCGCCAACACTTTGTCCACTACCAGTACATACCCGGTTTCGGAGCTTACGGATTCGGTCTATTCCACCTCATCGGGGGTTTTGCTAAATCGGCAACCTCGATCATGCGCCAGCTTGTTGATGCCGGTACACTCTCAAACCTCCCCGGCGGTCTCAAGTCACGTGGGCTCCGGATCAAAGGTGACGATACCCCGATTGCTCCGGGCGAGTTCCGAGACGTAGACATTGGCTCTGGCGCACTGCGCGATAACATCCTGCCGCTGCCCTATAAGGAACCCAGCCAAGTTCTGTATACGCTACTTAATAACATCGTTGAAGAGGGCCGTCGATTTGCCGCTACTGCAGACATGCAGGTCAGCGACATGTCGAGCCAAGCCCCCGTGGGCACAACGCTCGCACTCTTGGAGCGCCAACTCAAAGTCATGACGGCTGTTCAAGCCCGTGTGCACTACGCGTTCAAGCAAGAGCTGCAGTTGTTGGCTGAGATCATCCGCGAGGACAGTCCAGACGAGTACCCGTTCGAGCCCGAAAAAGGTAGCCGTAAATCCAAGAAGTCTGACTTCTCGCACGTGGACATCATCCCCGTGTCGGATCCCAACGCCGCTACCATGTCTCAGCGCGTGGTGCAGTACCAAGCCGTCATCCAGATGGCGCAGATGTCTCCCGACATCTACAACTTGCCCGAACTCCACCGCCGGATGCTCGAGGTGCTTGGCATCAAGAACCCCGACAAACTTGTTCCTCTACCGGACGAACACAAACCGACCGACCCAATTTCGGAAAATGTGAATGCGCTCAACGGTGTGCCGCTCAAAGCGTTCCAGTTCCAAGACCATCAGTCGCACATCCAGACCCACATGGCTGCGATGCAAGATCCCCAGATCCAGCAGATGGTCGGCCAAAACCCCAAGGCTCCGATGATTATGGCCGCGATGCAAGCGCACATTGCTGAACACGTTGGGTTCGAGTATCGCCGTCAGGTGGAGGCTCAACTGGGTATGGCGCTGCCAGCACAGAACGAACCCCTGCCAGCACAGGCCGAGCAAGCCATCGCCGGACTCATGGCCCAAGCCGCGCAACGTGTGCTGCAACAGCACCAGCAAGAAGCCGCTCAGCAGCAAGCCCAACAAGCTCAGCAAGATCCGCTCATCCAGATGCAGCAGCAAGAGCTGCAGATTCGCCAGCAAGAAGTCCAGATCAAGGCCCAAGAGGTGCAGATCAAAGCTTCACAGGCGCAGGCTCAAGCCGCCATCGAGCAGGCCAAACTTCAAAACAGCGCCCAGATGCACGCACAGAAACTGGCGCTGGAGAAGGAAAAGATTGGCGGCAACTTCCAGCTTGGCGCGATGAAAGTGGGTGTGGACGTTCAAAAGGCCAAACACCAAGAGGCAAGCTCTGCGCAGCAACTGGGTCTCAGAACTGGGGTGGAAATCGCCAAGCACAAGCAAGAGCAAAGAGCTTCCCAGCGCGGCCAGATGATGGACGTGGCTAAGGAAATGATGAAAGCCCAAGTGCAATCTAAATCCAAAGGTAAAGAATGATTCACGAATTCGCACGCGTATTGCGCGACCAAATACGCAAAGACTTAAACAACTACGCTGACGACTTAGCCAGTGGTCAGTGCCGTACTTTTGACGAGTACCAAAAACTCTGTGGGGTTATTCAGGGTCTTGCCCTTGCAGAGCGTTACATCATAGACCTTGCAGAGAAAGTAGAGAAATCAGATGAGTGATCTTATTTTGCCTCCGGGCTTGGCTTTGCCACCCATCATCCAACCAACGGAACAGCCCGAACCGGATGCGACTCCTGAAGAAAAAGGCACTCTGCTGCCCGAACCTTCGGGGTACAAGCTGCTCTGCGCCGTGCCAGACGTGTCTGACAAGATCGCAGGAACCGAGTTGGATTTGGTTAAACCTTCTGACTTGATCCGTCAAGAAGAGCACTCGACTACCGTCTTGTTCGTGCTGAAAACGGGCGTAGACGCATACAAAGATACCACCAAGTTTCCTAACGGAGCATGGTGCAAGGCTGGAGATTTTGTGATCGTGCGGGCTTACGCCGGTACGCGTTTCAAGATTTACGGCAAAGAGTTCCGCCTCATCAACGACGACCAAGTCGAAGCTGTGGTGGATGATCCCCGCGGAATTACCCGCGCATATTAAGGAGCTGCTATGGCAGGAGAATTTAAATTCCCAGACGAGTTGGAGGCGGAAAATAAAAACGCCGAAGACAACGATGAGCTTGAGATTGAGCTAATTGACGATACCCCCGAAGCGGACAGAGGGCGTAAACCCCTTGACCGTGAAGTGGCGGATCCTACCGACGATGAAATCGAGAACTACTCGGACAACGTCAAGAAACGTATTAAAGAGCTGACGCATGCGCGTCACGATGAGCGTCGCCGTGCCGACCAGATTGCTCGCGAACGCGAAGAGCTGGAACGTGTTGCACAACAACTCATCAACGAGAATAAACAGCTCAAGCACTACGTTAACAACGGCTCAAAAGAATACGCCTCCACGCTGAAGACTTCTGCAGAGCAGTCGCTTGAAATGGCCCGGCGTAACTTGAAGGCTGCACAAGAGTCTTTCGATACGGACGCCATCATTGCAGCTCAGGAAGCCCTGACAGACGCCAAAATGCGTTTGGCCGCTGCAAATAATTTCAGGCCAGCCTCTTTACAAGTTGACCAAACTCCTGTACAACCTCGTACTCAAGCACCTCAACAAGTGCAACCGGACGAAAAATCCCTGCGCTGGCAGGCAAGAAACCAGTGGTTCGGTGCACCGGGGTTCGAAGAAATTACCAGCTACGCACTAGGGCTGCATTCAAAACTAGTAAACTCCGGGTTAGACCCGCAATCTGACGAGTACTTCAATACTATTGATACTCGCATAAAGAATACGTTCCCCGACATGTTCGGTGGGACACCGGCGCGTAATAACGCAGAGCCGTCTCCACGCAAAACAGCAAGCGTGGTTGCACCTGCAACACGTTCAACTGGGAAAAAGAGCATCCAGCTCACTCTTACGCAGCAAGCGCTGGCGAAGAAGTTTGGACTCTCGAACCAGCAATATGCTAAAGAAGTTTTGAAATTGGAGGATTAAAAAATGGCTACTGATACCCGCGTTAATCGTGACCTCGTGTCACGCGAAAAGTCTGCTCGTTATGAATACAAACCTGCAGCACATTTGCCCGATCCAACTCCCATCCCGGGTACGTCGTTCCGCTGGATTATGACGTCGCTTATGGGTAAGGAGGAACCAACTAACGTGTCTCGTAAGATGCGCGAAGGTTGGGAACCGGTGAAAGCAGCTGACCATCCTGAGTTGATGTTGACTGGTGACAAGAACGGCAACGTGGAAATTGGCGGTTTGATGTTGTGCAAAATGCCAACCGAACGCCTCGAAGCGATGATGGACTACTACCACCGTCAAAACAACGCACAGATGGAATCAGTGGACAACAATTTTATGCGTCAGCAAGATCCGCGCATGCCGCTGTTTTCGGACAGAAAGTCTACTTCAACACGTGGCAGCGCATTTGGTTCTGGTTCTAAATAACTTGGAGTTTACAAATGGCTTATCCTATCGTTCCTGCAGCTTACGGTTTAAAACCCGTTAGCTTGACTGGCGGTCGGGTTTTTGCGGGTTCCACTCGCTTGATCCCTATCTCCTACAACTATGGCTATAACCTCTTTAATGGCGACGTCGTCGGCATTAGCGGTGGTTCTTTGGCCGTTACCGCACTCGGTGCAGCTTCGTCGGTTTCTTCCGGCGCTGGTGCTATCGGCGTGTTTGTTGGCGCTCAATACGTCAACAGCATGAGCCAAACCGTTCGTGCACAGTTCTACCCCGCAAACACTACCACCAATGCTGGCTCTTATGGCCCCAACAGCATGCAAGGTTATGTCGTGGATGACCCACAAGCTGTGTTCCAAGCCGCTGTGTTGACTCAAGGCACTTCGTCTGTGTCCAACACTCCCGGCGCTACTATTGGCTACGTGAACCCCTCGTTCATCGGCTCCAATATGTACTTGGTTACCAACGGTTCTAACGGCGGCTCTGCTTCCGGTAACACCACCACTGGTGACTCAGCTATGGGCGTGACTGGCGGTGTTATCACCTCCGGTACTCAAGGTAACACCCGTGTTACTTCGAGCGCTCCCTTCCGCGTTGTGGCTGTGGTTCCTGACACTGCTGTCGTTGTTACCGCTACCAGCGGCAATGCAACTTCTAGCAGCGCCACTTTGACCATCACTGCTGCCAACACTGCCATCAGCCCCGGCATGCAATTGATCGCTCCTAGCGTCTCTGGCGCATACGCAGGCCAATACTTGACCGTGACCAATATCAGCGGCACGACCTTGACTTTGTCTGCTTCCGTCAGCGTCCCCGCTGGTACATCTTTGTCTTTTGTTGGCTACCCAGAAGTGCAAGTACAGTGGAACTTCGGTTACCACAACTACTTCAACGCTACTGGCGCTTAAGGAGTAATTTAAAATGGCTATTTCACGCGCACAACTACTTAAAGAATTGCTCCCCGGCCTGAACGCTTTGTTCGGTTTGGAGTACGCCCGTTACGGCGAAGAGCATAAAGAAATCTACGAAACCGAAACTTCGGAACGTAGCTTTGAAGAAGAAACAAAACTGTCTGGCTTCTCCGCAGCTCCTGTGAAGAATGAAGGCAGCGCAATTTCTTATGACAATGCTCAAGAAGCTTGGACTGCTCGCTACAACCACGAAACCATCGCCTTGGGTTTCTCAATCACTGAAGAAGCGATTGAAGATAACTTGTACGACAGCTTGTCTGCTCGCTACACCAAAGGCTTGGCTCGTGCTATGGCCTACACCAAGCAAGTCAAGGCTGCTGCAGTTTTGAACAACGGCTATAACGCTCAGTATGTCGGCGGCGACGGCGTGGCTTTGTTCTCTACCGCTCACCCCTTGGTTAACGGTGGCACTAACAGCAACACTTTCTCTACTCCTTCTGACTTGAACGAAACTGCTCTCGAAGCAGCCGTCATTCAAATCGCTGCTTGGACGGATGAACGTGGTCTGTTGATCGCTGCTAAACCCCGTAAATTGGTTGTTCCCCCAGCACTGATGTTCGTTGCTACCCGCTTGCTCGAAACCGAGTTGCGCGTTGGTACAAACAACAACGACATCAACGCCATCAAGAACAATGGTTCGATTCCTGAAGGTTACACCGTTAACCACTTCTTGACCTCGACCAACACTTGGTTCTTGACGACCGATGTTCCTAACGGTTTGAAGCACTTCGAACGTATCCCCCTGCAAAACAGCATGGACGGCGACTTCGACACTGGCAACGTGCGTTACAAGTCTCGTGAGCGTTATTCGTTCGGTTGGTCTGACCCACTGGGCGTTTTCAGCTCCTACTAAGCTAGGGTTTACCCTAACTCTAAAGGCTCCTTCGGGAGCCTTTTTTCTGTCACAAATGGGGTCTACGATGGGTCTCGCAGCCATGTGGTTGCATTAAATTTACCCCCTTTGGAGAGCGCTATGAATACCGTTTTTGAGTTGATGGTTGAAGCTATGCAAGCCCAAACCGATCTGATGACCCAAGTTGTTAAGACATTGGCCCCTGTTGACCGCGAAGTGACCATCAGTGTTTTTTCGTTTGACGACGAAGAAGAATTTGACGACGAAGACTTGGAAGAAGGCCCTTTGACTGAAGAAGAAGTTGCTGAGTGGATTGCTGTTCCCGAAGGCACTGACCCTGATTTGGTCTTGGACATCGTGCGCCAAGTTGAAGAAATCTACGGCATTGCCGATGTAGAAGAATGGGAAGAAGTCGAAGAAGACGACGAAGTTGAAGTCAAAGACGACGAAGCTGAAGAAGAAGAAGCTGAAGAAGCTTAATCTAAATGCTTAACAGCATCGGGGGCCTTGTGTCCCCGTTTTTCATTGTGGTGGTGAATACGGTGGCAGTTCGCACACAGGACTATGCACTTTTTAACCTCTTCATGCGCCTCGGCATACTTGCGGTCCTTTACCCATTCGTTGACACTCTTTACCTTGTCTTTTGGGTTGACATGATGGAAATCAAACGTTGCCGGATGGGTCTCCCCGCACCGAACACAACTTAGGGTTGCTTTGTAGTCCATCCATTCTTGCTTTGCCAACTTTTTAATGTGCTTATTCCGTTCTTTGGTCAGCTCTTTGTTTTCTTGATACCACAGCGCCCCACGTTTTTTGTGGTATTCCTTTAGCTTGACAGGGTCTTTGTACGGCATGCGCGTATTTTTCTGGGCTTTTATGACACGTTGTTGTTGACATGCATAAAAATTAAGGTATATTGAACGTATCTGGGAATTCGACCTTGTTGCCACTGGCCCAGCAGACGATGCAACGATTAACAAGGTAACTTTTGCATAAGGACATTTGTCATGGCACGTAGTACATTTGAAGGCCCAATCCTGTCGGGCGACAACCGTTTTGGCGCTTTGCGCGACGTTGGTTACACAGTCTTGGAACAAGACTGCTACATTGATCTTTCCAACACCACTGTTGGCACTGCTGGTTACTCTGGCGGTTCGGGCCAATTCGTTTGGGGCAACAACATCCCCAACTTGAACGGCACTGTTTACACTCCTTCCAGCACTTACAGCCCCAACGGCCCCACAGTTGTTACTCCCACCGCTGACGTGACTGGTTCTGGCGCGGGTCAAATCTACCGCGGCGCTGTGATGTATTTGCCTATCAACAGCCAAATTATCGACATCACTGTTGACTACATCTCCGCAATCACCGGTGAGTCTGGCGCTACTTTGAGCAACACTTCTGTGTTTGTCTCAAACGCTTTGACCGCTGCTGGCGGTACTCCTACTTACGCCACTGCTGTGATCTCTTCTAGCACTGGCGTGGGTACTGCTGGCCGTTTGACCACCACCTACACTGGCACTAACTTGGCTAACTTGTTGGCTACCACTTCTGACATTCAGAACCCTGTGTTGGGCTCCAACCCCTCGTTCTTGTCGCAGATCGTGTTTACCTTGAGCATTACTGGCTCCGCTAACGTGGCCGCTCCTACTGGTGGTAAATTGAACTTTATTGTTCGTTACGCTCAGAACGACAGCAACATCGGTACGCTGACTCAATACCCATACGGTAACCTTGACTAATTGATCCGGGGGCTTCGGCCCCCTCTTTGTAACTAAGGAGATCAATATGGCTCAAAGTCCGAACGGTATTCCAAGTACCAACAATTCAATCCAGTCGATTACTCGTCAGGCTCGCTTTGAGCCGTTTGAGTTGCAGGTTGCACGTGGCCAAATTTATGGCCACAGTGTCCTGAACATTTATGGCTACCAGACAGCGGTAGGCACATCGTTTGTGCCTGTGTGGGAAGGTAATAGCTCCTACACATTCCCGTCGTCTGCAATCCAAATGCACATTGTTAGCTCTGTTAACACTGGCGATGATAAAACAGGCACGCTTGTTACCATCAATGGGT